TATTAAAGATGCGAAAGTTGATGAAAGTTCTTTATCTTCACAAATCTTATACCTCTTTAACTCTTCTTTAACTATCTCTCTTATCTTATCTTTCATATCCTCACTCCTCCTTAGTAGTTTCTTCTTTGTATAATTTCCCCTGTTTTTATATTAGCTATATTATGATATGGATTATCTTTAAGGTATAACGGCTTATAAAACCAATTCATCATTTCATTATAATCTTTTACTATTTCTGGATTATTGTTTATTGCTTTCATAAATTCTTTTGTTACACTATTTACAATATCAAAATTATTTACTCCATCTTTTATTAGTTCTTTATTCATATCCTCATTTACTCCTCTTCTTTTAGCAATGCAGCTTTCATTAAATTCTGTTTTCTTAATATTTCCAATAATTTCATTTAAAAAATAAAGAGCAGCAAATATCCCTAAAACTATTACAAATACATACATTAATTTTATTACCATTTATTCCTCCTCTCAGCCAAAAGCTATCTTGACTAAACAAATTGTTGAAAGCATAAAACACATAACCAATACTGCTATTCCCCACAGTGCAAAATCTTCTGAATTCATATCCTCACCCCTCCTTATTCAGTTCATCTTGTTTAGAATAGTTGTTTTAGAACCAACAGCCCTAATTCCTGACGTAGCCTCCAGCTCCAACAGTTTCGATTGCAATGTTTCCGCAGCTCCCCTATGAAACTTTTCCGACCATACGACGTCTTTATAGTATTCTCTGATAGCTTTTGCTAAATCATTAACAACATTACCATCTATTCCATAATCTGATATTATTTCTTCTAGCATTTTCTTTCTCATCTCACCCCTCCTTAGTCAGTTCCATCAGTTAACCCCAACCAAATAGCCATTAATTGTTCCGATATTTCTTTATTGTCATTATCTTCTTCGCTAAAAGTCCTATCGTATAATTTAATAGTCGAAACTTCTAGTTCTGGATTTTCTCTTTTAATATCAAAAGTCATTGTAAAATTATGCCACTTCCCATCTTTTGAAGAAGGGATATCATCGTACCCAAAATCTCCTATTTTTAGAAAAGGTTGCTTTATTCTTAAAAAGTTTCTAAGCCAATCTCTTATCTTATCTCTCATATCCTCACTCCTTAGTTAATAGTTCATCTATTATCTATTGATGTTGTAATGCCTTTAAACTTATTCCACACATAAGAACCATCTTCAAGATGTTGTTTGATATATACCGCAATCATCTGGGTTATCTAACATTTGTTCTGTATCTTAGTTAGTTCATCTTCTGTTGTTATGTTATGATTATGATATTGTTTGTTGTGTGCTACTGTTGAGTAAGATAAATCTGCATGGCAGACACCAAACCCAGTTAATGCTCTCTTGTTCGTAACTCTCTTACCAAGCCTAGCTTTTGCATTAGCCGTCTTATTAGGGAAAGATGTCTTTCCGCAGACTGTGCATTTGATAATAGGACTCTGCTCTTTGAAATAACCATATGATTCTGGTGCTTCCCACTTGTGTTTACAATGACTCATCTTTCTCCTCTCGTACCATGTTATCTATCTTAATAACTCTTACAGGAATACCCTTCTTGAAAGTCTTGATGGTAAGTTCACTAGGAAACTCTGCTAGTTTCTTGTTAATTAAGTCTTTTCTGTCTTTATCAACTACTGTTGCCCAGAACTTAAGCCAGTATACTTCTGAATTGTTGTGGCATTCGGCCTTGGACACCTTATCTGTCCACTCCTTAACGTTGGATTCCCTACGCCAGTCAGGGTTATCCTTCTCAAACTTCATTCTCCTGTCCGTTGGCAAGGCCTTAAACTTAGAGACAATCTCAGGCTCATGAGGCAAAGATCGATACTTAATGCCATCTAGAAGCTTGTCTGTAACAAACATCCCTAGTCTGTTGTTTAGTTCTTTTAGATCAAGTACTCCACCATGCGTAGATATCTCTGTTATCTTCTTGCAAGTAACCGAAGCATCTGTGTCGTTAAATATCATTTAACCCCCAATCTAAGCTTTACATCCCATTCCCAATCTAAGTCATATTCCACATAACCATACTTTTTTATCTCTTTAATCTGCTTCTGAACCTTTGCTCTTTCTTTTCTAACATTTTTATTGTCTGGATGAAGCATTCTAAGATATTGTTCTAAACCTCTCAATATTACAGCCTTGTTCATCTGACCTCCTTTGCATCTCTTAACAGTTTATTCATTTCTTCTAACCCAGCATTTTCATCTGTTGGGTTGCTAATCCAATCCTGCCAGTTATTAAACCAAACAGATCCATCTTGTATGTATCCATCGGCAACTCTCTTACTGTTTTTATAATTCTTAAGGGCTGTTTTTATGTCTTCAAAGTCTTTCTCGTTCTTAACTGAAGCATTGCAATGTCTCAGTGCATTCTTCTTACCGACTTTGTTTGGGTATAAAAGCCATAATTCCTCAAAATGAGGTATATACTTCTTTATCATTGTTGTATTAACCTTCTTTGTATGGGAGTAAGATTCGGCACTCAACTTGGTATCTCCAGCGACACACCCCGGGGAACCTGCCGACACTCCACTCTCTTTTGGGGTATCTACCTGGGCACCCTCATCAAACTGTTCTCCGACATCTTGGTAGCATTGTGAACCTTGATAGGAATTGTAATTGTTAAGTGTGATAATACAGTATTTAGTTGTTATTTCTCTTGTTAAGAACCCTGCGTTTTCTAAGACATAGGTGGCTCGCCTTATCTGTGACTTGTGCCACCCTAATTCAGAACCTAGTCTCTTATAACCTCCTAAGTACTGACCTCTTCGCAATACCACACTCTTTTGAGCCCCTGGGAAGTGGATAACTTGCCCTTTATGACAGGATTTCAAAAGAATGTGGACTGCTAGACAAACGGCTCTTGGGTTCTTATAAAAAGAAGTATCAATTAACTTCCTATGTAATAATATCCAGCCGTTTTCCATTTAGTTCTCCTCTGGACTTCCGTCTTCTGATAAGAACTCAGGAACATCCTCTACAGCCGTTGAAGCGTTGGGGTCTACTTCGTAAGCTACAGTATTGTTGCGGAGTGTACCATCTCTGTCTGCCTTTTCGTCAACAATCCAGACTGATGTCTTCCCGATAAGCTTATTTAAAAGCTGTCTGAAATCACCTGATGTTGTATCCATAGACGGCAAAGTGGTCATATCAATACCACACCCCGCAATGAAGTTCTTTAACTTCCAATCACAAGAGGGAACAAGAGTGATAAACTCTGTGTATTTCTTGCCATTATGCTCATCAGGAGTCATTATCTTAGTAATAATCTTTAACTGATTGTTGCCAGTTGAAGCTTGTACTTCTTCAATAGCTTCAATCTTTACTGTATATGGCCCTTTTGGGTATATTGTAAATCCTTTGTCTTCTATTTTGTCCCAATCCATTCTCATTTTGACTCCTTTTCGTATTTGTCATATTTATAGTTTAAAACTTTGTCTAGTACGATTGTAAGATCTGCTAACTCTCCAGACTCATCGTTGGCTCCACCAACACCTTTGAACTGGGACTTGCATAGGTACATATCGTTTGGTCTAATCCTAATCCATCTCTTTCCTGTCTTCTCATGTACCTCTAATCGCCCTACGATGTCCACACATCCACAAAGAACTGGGACTATAGACTTACTCACTTTAGGGCAGATAAGCGATAAGAGGCTACCCTCAGCGTTCCTGAGCTCCATTGGGAACTCCCATGCGTTAAAGATAACGTTCATCTTGTTATAAACTAAGTCTCTAAACTGATGGATCCACTGTTTCATCTTGTAAGAAGCATCTCCATATTCTCGGAGGGTAGGGGCTTCTTTGCCATGACGCTCTGTTATGTTGAGGATTAATTGATTCTCTATCTCAGATAAGTTATCTAAAACAACGTTCTTGAAAGGGTGTTTAGTTGTACGGAGATTTTTATAAAGTTCGTCTATAACCTTTTCAAACTCATTGTCCTTAACAGCTTCTAAGATATTAAATACAACGTGACCTTTACCCAACAGTGGGCCAAGACCTGCTTCTGCGTTGATGATAAGAGTATCATCAGGAGGGAGTGTTGTGGCAAGAGTCGTCTTACCAACGCCTGGGTTACCGTAAATGATCAAGGAGATCCCACGGTCAATCTTATTACCAACAGGTTTTAAGTTTTTAAGATCCATTAGAACTTACCTGCTCTGACCCATTTGTCATGGACTGCTTTCATTGCCTTGACAATCTTAGTGTTCTCTGCTACTGCTGTTGTAAGTTCTTTGATAGCGTCTATCATCTCACTGTCAACTGCTTTTATTACTTTCTCTACTACTTCTTTCTTAAACTTCTTAACATCTTTCTTTTCAGTCATTCAAGTCTCCTTTCATTCATTTTACTCCTAGATTAATTGTAGAACTCGTTGCATCTTTTGTACTAATTGTCCCAACAAAACTGTTGAACTCAACATGAGCTTTATCAACAATTAAGTTTCCTCTACCATCACTAGAAATGCTAGTGACAAATGGTCCTGCTGTTGAACATCCTACAAGCAGTATTACTGATGCTAATAATAATATTCTCATTTTTCCTCTCCTTTCTATTCTATTTTATGGGTTGACCTTTGTATTTAAAATATAACTGTAACATTAAGTTATCTGGTTTCTCCTCGAAGCATATCTTCTTGTAAGGACATTCTGAATTATAGTTGTAACAGTTTGCAGTATTTCTATAATATCTTTTTGTTCTACCCTTGCCTCTTATTTCTTTAGCTAAAGATATAGCATCATTCTTCCAGATCTCTATTTCCATATCACTACGATAAGAATAGATCTGTCCGAAGTAAAAGTCTGGTCTTGCTTTATAGTCTGCCATGATTCGAGTGCCGAATTGATTCTGGTCTTCACTCACTCTCTTGCGGAGTAATGGCTTTTTAATGAAGTCATACATAATACCTTTTACGTCATAGCCTAATTGTTTAGCGGCCCATACATATGCAGTACCTTGTGCTGATGATGATATTCGTTGATTGAATTGTCTTAGTGTCTGTCCAGTTGTCTTTAACTCCCGCACCCACCAGTCTCCGTTCTTATTGACGAGCCCATCTATCCTACCGATAAATGTGACACCCCTATATAAAGGAACACGGAATGACTTCTCGCTCTCGATCTTATCAAACTTTGCTCCTAAGAAAGGGCATTGCGTGAACATACCTAGAGCTGTGTACTTTGATAAGACTAATGATTCTGATTCTTCTGGACTTGATTGTGCTATCTCATCATCGAATGATTTAGCGAGGTCGTTAACTGTTTCTTTTATTGGTGCACCTTTGTAATAGAAGTCAAAGGCATTGTGTACTGCTTTACCGAGGGATAGTGCTGAGGATTGTTTAATGGGTGTCAAGCGTTGCTTATAACGCCAGTAATACTTTTTCCAACAACTACGTGCTACCGAGGAGGAATTATTACTTATGTCCATGTATCTCCTTTTCTTTTTTGAGTGTTTGACCACTATACCACTAACTCAAAAAATGTCAAGGAGTTTATTTATTCCATCTACCTCGATTCTTTCTTAATACTGATCTGTTTCTCCTAGAGAATATTCTTCCTGGTCTTTCTCTACCATTTATTTCATTGACAGATTGTTTGTAAGTAATCTTATGTTTGTTCCTGTAGAAAGGATCTCTTAGCTGTTTGATAGAAGAACCTTTGATTATCTTGCGTATCTTATCACTATAATATCGCTCTTGTTTAACCATCCTTCTCTGTTGTGCAAGCTTGTGAGGGTCTTCTGCTGATGATCCTGTGCCTATATTTAGACCTGCTGCACCTCCTAAGAAGCTTGTTGAGTATTTTGTCTTACCTTTTGCTCTAAAGAAAGTAGGTGCTGTTGATCCAACTATATGTTTTGCTCTGTCTGATAGCTGTTCTCCTATGGTAATTTCTCCACTATCGTTGGTAATAGGTAATCCCATAAAGTTTCTATTCTCTATCTGCTCTACAACTGTCTTAACACCCCAGCTTAACTTACCTTTAGCAAAAGACAACGGTCCTCTTTCTGCTAAAGCAACAAACTGAGAAAGTTCTCGCCAGATAAGAGGGTCTGCATATGTTCTTTCACCTGAAGGAGTCTTGAATGGCCCAACGTTGGGTAATCTGATCCTTGCAAACTTTCCGGGCTCATTCTGGAACATCCATCTCTTTTTAGCAAAGATTCCTTCTTCTTTGTCTTTATCATCATCATCCATGAAGCTGAGTCCGAACTGTAGTAAGGAAAAGAGTACAAGTTTGATAGTTATAATCCTAGCTAAATGAGCTTGATAGTATTTAGAAAGGTAATCCATCTCTTGGCTTGACTTATCTCCATGAAGGAGACTGTTAAGAACACTACTATTACCTACTCTATACTTATGTTTGAATCCTAGAGCCTTGTTTACAGGGTACATAGCTCCTGTAACCTGCTGTAAGAATGACATAGTAAAGTTTCTAGCAAACAATCCTACCTGTAGGAACTTAGCTTCAGCTCCATATCTATGCTTATCTATCATACCTGAAGTGCTGGATGTGAAAGCTACTGCTAACCTAGCTGCTTCTTCTAATCTAGCATTCTTGTCCGTTATTTGAGGATTAAACTTAGGGTCTGCGATGAACCTATCTATCATAGAATTAGAGAATGTATACATAATCCTAGCAACATAGTGATTAAAGACATAATTATCGATACCTGCTTTACCGCCCATTGTATCTTTTAGCTGTGCCATTGGATCTCGAAGTGTTGGGTGCTTGTCTGAAAGCTTCTTATCAAACAAAGTTTCCATAACATGATCAGCTAGGAAGGCTTCTTGTCCATGTCTTTGGAGTAAGCTAACTCGTTTAGGATCATACCCATAGTTATTCATATGTGCAAAAGCATCTGTCTTGTTAGCCATATGTTCTTTAACGCCTTGAACACCGAGACCACCACCCCAAATAAGAGGCTTTATTCCAACGTTCCATAGTGTCTTAGGGTCCATCCACAACATCGGAGATGAGGCTATCTGGATAGCAAAATTGTAAGGACTTAACATTATCTGTCTCTTTACGAATCCATTGACAGCTAACAAGCTCTTGGTAAATTCTGTGCTCTTTGGCTTGCTATCATACAACTGGCTTAATAATCCATACACATCTCTATGAACCCAAGGCATGTTGGTTGCACTACCTCTGTGATCAACTAACCCAGGTGCATTCTTCATCTGAATATATCCAAGCTTAGTCAGCATATTAGCTGGCCTTAGTCCTTGTTCATTCTTGACTATTGCTGGATCTGTCTGGTAAGCAATATATCCTATGTCAACGGTGTTACCTTTGCTGTCTTGTACCGTTGGCAAGCCACTCTTATTTACTGGTCTAATCTCTTTGAGCTTAATAATCATGTCATTCTGAGCTACTTTTTCCATAGATTCTTGAACATAGTTGCCTAAAGCTGCACCATAGTTAGTAATAACATCTAATCCGGTACCTTTTTCTGCATGAGCTGTTGCTACGGCTGCTTCTGCAGCTGTCCTGAAATCTTTTCTTTGAACGTTGGGTGCTTTTAGATTTCCAGGTGAAGCCTTGGTGGAGTCTTTGTGTAACCAGAATCCAGGAGTAAAGCCATTCTCAGCGTTGGCTTGATTAGGCGTACGATCTAAGAGTCCTGAATCTTTTAGTGATCCGAACATAACATCTTCTATCTCATTCTTGCAGATAATAATAGTATCTTGTAAAGCTTTAGGTAGAGATGAGTAATATAATAAGGCTGGCTTACTCTTCTTTAGGTCTTCTATCTCCTGTGTGGTCATAGGAGTTCCTTGATCCTCCATAAGATTTGTGTAGATAAGCACATTAGCTTCCATTTCGGCTGTATTACGCTTGCCTTTATATTTAGGTAAATTAGTAATACCATCTTGCCAAGGACCAGGCATGCCAACATCAGCTATTCTTATATTATAGGTACCCTTTACAGTCATGATTTCTTGATTAGCAAACCACATATGATCTAATAATGACCGTTGGATAGATTGTTTCTCTTCTTTTGTCTTGCCAGGATATTCTTTCTCTACATAGTTATATACAGTAAGATGAACAATATTACTAATAGCACCTGCATTGAATCTAGCTAATGTTCCAGCATGCTTTTCATTGATATAATCGGCTACTATCTTATTAACATCACCTTCAGAAATATTAGTCTTAACTTTAGCAAAGCTATTTGGTCTTAATGGATCGCCTAAGACACCAAGTTGTTCTCTTATCTCTTGATCAGTAAGAAGGGGATCTATCTTCTTTCTAAGAGCCATTAAGGCTTTTAAGGCAAAAGAGTACTCTATCATATCTTCTTTCAATATAGTAGGCTCTAAGGTTGTTTTAAGGGCATTCTTTTGCTCACCTGTCAACATATACCCTAATTTCTTAACAGCACCTCTCCAGCTAGCATTCTGTATGTTCTGATCGTTCAAGAAAGCAACATCAGTAAACTCAGCAGGGATGTCAAAGAACAAGGAATTTTCTACTTCAATCTCCTTGAGGTTATACATCACTCCTTCTATCAATATGTCAAAGTTCCCAGTTACAGTAGTCTTAGATCCTTCTTTCTTTATTCCATAAGTTCCTGGAGCAAGGTATGTATCCTGATGAGTCCTACTGTTTAGCAAAGAAACACCTTTCTCTGTGATAACCATATGTCTTTTCTTAAGCTTTTCAAGTTCAGAGTCTTGCCTCTTAGCTATTGCTTTTTGTAACATAGTAAGCTGGTCTATCATATAAGCTACTCTTGTTTTCAAGAACTGTTCTTGCTCTTGTTGAGTAAGCTTGTATCCTCCAATAAGCATTGTCTCATGTTGTGCATTAAAGTGAGGATTAGGAATAAGAGCTTGTTTCAGATCACTCCATACTTCTCTAACAGTTTTAGCTGGATCTCCCTCAATTATTCCTTGTGCAGTCCATTGTTTTTTATACTTAGACCAACGTTTGCTTACATTAGCTACTCCTGCCTTGTTCTTTTTTACATTCTTGAACAACTCAATCATGTAGTGATTCTTAGCACCCCACTTAATCGTGTCAATATTATCAATAGATTCAATAAACTTAGTAAAAGTAATATAATTCTTTTCAAGCCTAGAGACTATACCAATAAGCTTATCTCCTTGAATGTCAACTTTCTTGGGGTTAGCATAATATAGGTCTTTCAAGCTATTAGCTAATAATTTATTATTCTCTTTACTCTTTCCTACATACATTTCATTAATAGCATAGTATATGTAAGCTTTTGTATTTCTTAAGAATTCATTAAACTCTTTCAAGAACATATGCTCAAAGCCTTTAGCATCTCCTGTTACGCCTCTTGATCCTACTTCACTTGCAGTAAGAGACTCTTTAGCTATAGAACCTTCTGGTGTTTCATTTATCTCTTTAGCTGTTTCTTCTCCAGAAACCTTCTCGCTCATAGACTTAAAGTATTCTTCTACTTGTAAGTCTTCAATTATTCTTCTCTTTCTTATGTCAGCATTCCTTACCTTAATAACTTCTTCTTTTCTATTTAGAGTTGCTATGTCTTTTTCAGGTGCTCCATCAGCTTTCTCAGAAGTTCGTAATTCACGCCTATTCTCAAGGAAAGCATCAATTATCTGTTGTTCTTCGTTTGTTATATAAGGTTCCATAGCTCTAACTTGTGCTTGTGCTTTCTTATTACCCAGTCTTGCCATCTCAAACACATCTAGCCTATCTATCTTTTCACCGCTTATTAGAGCCTTCATCTTATTCTTTGCTACATCAAAAGGAGCTTCAAACATCTGAACAGGTCTGTCAGGAACGAAAGCCTCTGCTTTAATTCCTTTAGGGTTCTTATACTCGTTAGGTACATCTTTAGCAGGAACTTGCTTACTTCCTGTTCTAGTCTTTAAATGCCATATCTCAATATTCTTTTTCCTTCTTTTAAGAGTTCCTTGATCTCCTTCTTTTAAAAGAGCCTTGCCTGTGTTATAAGTTTCATCTACAGTTACAGTTGTTTTCCAATACTTCTTACCCTTCTTTCTCCCTGGTTCTTCGTAGAGAGTTCTTCTAGAGAACTGCGTGTTGTCTTCTGATGTAGACTCCTTAACCTCAGCTATCCTCTTTCTAAGCTCTACTTTCACTCGTTCATCGGAAGATGCATTGAGTTCCATTTGCAAGGAAGCTAGATAGTTAGACCTTTTAGAAAACTGTATTGGAGCTCTCGCATATATACCAGCTCTACGTTGTGCAGTTCTGAATGGATTAAATCTTGCCATCTTAGAAGTAGTCCATCCATCCATAGTTGAAAGTTTCTTCTTAAGATCGATATCATTTGCTATTGCTATTTGTTTCTTAGCTTTCTGCAAGGCACTTAGATAGAATATATTAGTGATCTCATTAATATCATTCATAGTCATCTTCTGAGCATTCTGAGTATTATAAGAATCCAACCAAGCCATAAGACTAAAGCTTTTAAATGATGTGTTCTTTCCTGTTTCTATAGCTTCTTTATTACTCATGTCTTTATACAACATCTTGTATGATACGGCTTCACATACAGTTTCCTCTAACTGTGCCATTAGAGCAGACGTTGGTCTGTTTTTCTTAGTATCCCAAGAGACTAAAGAAGTTAATAATTTATTATCAATTCCACTCTCCTGAATCAGTTCATATCTATTTGCTCGAACTTGCTTTGCAGTCAAGGCTGTTGTAGCTTTATCAAGGTTCTTAAGATTTTCTCTCTGGTCTGTTCTTAACAAGTAATGAACAGTCTCATGCATCATCTTATGCATAACACCATCAGCTAAATTGTTTATCTTGTATATTTCAGGGTTAGCTTTAACTTCTTTTTCAAACCAAGCTTGTAGTTCATCAGCAAATACAGTCATCTGATCAGCATGATCCTTAGTCCATTGAGCTATATTATGTATTCCATCAGTACTCTTATCGAATACTGTATCTAAATACTGTGAATACTGTAGAAAAGCTGGGGCATCTCCACTTGCTATTAAGCTCTTAACATGATTTAAAGCGTTGATGATTTCAGGACTATAGCCTAAATGTCTAAGTTCAGCAGTTAGTTCTCTAGTGGATAGAGTAATTCTAGGTGAGCTACCAGCAGAATATGATCCTGAGTTAAGTACGCTTATGAATTCTTCTGCTGCTTTCGTTGGGTCAACTCCTTCTCCAACAAACTTTATCTTTCCTAAATCAACATAAGAAGAATCCTTCTTGTCTTTAATGGTTGATCTCGCTCCTAAGTCCCTAGCTAGTATTTCTAAAGTAGTGATCGGAGACTTCCTAGAGATAGCACCGCCTTCTGTGATATGCTCAAACATGTTAGGTCCATAAAAGACCTCTTGATTCTGAGAAGCTTGTTCATCTACAGTTGCATCAGAAGACACACCACCAAGAGGAACAATAACATTCTCTTGAAGAATCTTTATTATTGCATCGTTATCTATGCCAGTCTTGTTGTTTAAGGCTTCAGCACTTAAGTTCAATAGCTTTTCTTTATGATATATAGGCAGGTCACCTAACCCAAGAGTTCTTCCCTCTCCAGCATGAAGCTTAACTCCTTTAGGATCAGATAATTCTTGCATAGAAGAAACTAGGTTAGAATTAACAGTAGTCTGTTGTTCGCTTGTAAGCTGACTGTATGTATTATCAGGAGCAGCTCTGTCAATAGACTTTACATCTACCTGTGCGTCTTTGTTAGGAGCTAAGTATGCTTCTTTCCTTGTGTCAGCAGTCTCTCTAGCTACAGTCTTAGTATCGAGCTTGCCAATCTTCTCGTTCAAAACTTTAGTAGTCTTAGCTACAATGTCTGATTGAGACTTTAACAAGGCCCCAGATACAACACCATCTACAGTCTTAGATATAGTTTCAAAGGAATATACCTTACCATTGTCATCTCTTACGCCATCCTTCTTAAGGGTTCGCCATACATCTCCAGATATTTGCTCTAGTGTATGTTGATTCTTACTAACTATAGCACTACCACCGCCCATTACACCACCTGCTAAGAATCCACCTACAAAACCTTCTAAAACACCATCAGTAATATCTTGATATAAGTTATCTGTACCTTTCCATCCATAGACTTTTAGAACATTACCAAATACTCCCTGTGCAACTTCTTCAGAACCTTCAGTCAACCCAACGGAGAATAGCTTTCTTGCAATGTTTGTTCCAGGCTTCATAAACTCCATCAAAGGAGCAACTTCTAAAGCTGACTCAGCAATCCAATCTAACATAGCTAGCTTACTAGCTTCTTGAACACTCAAACCATTATCTCTAGCCTCACGATAGAAAGAAGAACCTGTAACGGCACCCAACGGCTGTGTCCCTAAGAAACCCCATCCGAACTGAGCAATCTTACTTAACTTCCTACCATTAGCCAACGAAGCACCCAACTTCATAGCTCCGCCTCCACCCAACAGTCCTAACCCAACGCTAGGTAATGCCTCACCCAACAGTCCTGCTGATCGAGCAAAAGGATTCTTACCAAGAGTTAATCCAGGTACAGGAGCTTCCCAACCAGTAGATGCTTGTTCTTTCCAGTAATCAGAATGTTCTCTACCCCACTGAGCTAACTCAGGATCATTGTTGGCTTCTCCCATCCAATTAGCCATATCTCCAACACTACCTATAAGACCTTCTGTACCTCTCCCTAGTCCAGCTGCTGCTTCTCTAAAGATATTAGGTCTATAGAACTTGCTGTTAATATCATTCTTACTTCTTGGTGCTTCTCTTAGACCAGTTGAATCTGTCTTTGGTATAAACATTTTTTCTCTTTCTTAAGGCATATTTAGGGAAAGGTTTAAGCATTTCTATTGTTTCTTCTTCGCTCATAGGAGCTTTATCAATCAAGTCTAGTATCTCTTTTGAAAGTGCCATGTATCCTCCTAATACTGAGATTGTTTATCATCATCAAAGAAATTCTTAAATAGACTCTGAGCATCTTGGCTAAGATTTGAGCCATAATCTTTCAATTGTTTCTGTCCTTGTCTACCCCAGGCATCAACAGACTTAGTTGGTGCTTCTTTAATCCAGTCAGGAGCTATTCCATGTCCTATGTTCTGTGTAGTAGCAGCCATCCAAGGATTTATACCTAAAGCATGTCTAGACAATGTATCTATTACACTCTCTGGAACACTCTTAATTAACTTTCCGAATCCTTCAGCATTAGATATATTCTCAGTTTTATTACTAGGCATCTTTTCAGGAAGCGTATAAGATCCACCAATAACCTTTGCTTCATCAAAGTCATTAGCTTGCTTCATCTCACGATCTATAGTCTCTTTATCTCCAAGATATGCACCTTTCTTTGTTTCAACAAAAGATACATCTTTATTATAAACACCAGAGTCTTTATTGGTTACTAATGCACCATAAGTAGATGCTGGTAATCCTTTGACATCATTACTATCTAGTTGAGCTATTGGAATCTTACCTATAACATAATTAGAATATGTCTTATCATATTCTACTTTAGCCTTTTCAGGATCTTCTATGAAAGCTGAAGCCTTCTCAGCTTCTGATCTAGCATCATCTCTTAGAGTATTCAACTGATCAAAAGTAAGTCCTGTTCTTCCAGATGTCTGATTCATGTAATAAGTCGTACCATCCATTTCTATAGGAATAGAACCTTTCTTCTTTTCAGTTGAAAGCTCAGTACCCTTCTTCTGCATCATAGCAAGACTCATATTGTAAGAGTTTTTGTCTTTAGCAAGTTCTTTCTCTGCATTTAACTTCATTTGCATTTCATCTCTTGCTAGCTGTGTTTCTTGCATCATTTTCATTTGTTGCATCTTCTGCCCTGCAAACCCTTGTGCAAAGCCACTAATAAGGTCAGCCCAAGCATTGTTCTGCTGTGGTGCTTGCTGCCTTGGTCCTTGTGTGCTATATCCTCCACTGTGCGGTACTGCCATAATATTACTCCTTTATTTATATTGACTCGTGAAGCTGGATCCATAACCTGCATTCGAAGCAGCCTGACTTGCTGAATTGTAAGCAGGTAATGTATTCCCACCGTTTGGTTGACCTGACCAATAATTAGCTTGTGTCTGACCAGTATTAATACCCCATTGACTAGCCATCTGTCCAGCAGCACTACCAAGACCTGAGAAGTCTGGACCTGCACCTGATTGACCACCAGATCCTCCATAATTAGTAGTATACTCTGGAGTTCTAGGCATAGCTGCCATTCCTGATGCACCTCTCCACATATCTTGTCTACGGTTCTCACCTCTCATCTTTGCAATATCAGCAGCAAAGCCTGTCTTCTGGCTGGCCATCTCATTACCTACCCTACCGATGTTAGCCATCATAGCCTTGTTTCCAACTCCACCCATTGCTCCAGCTTGCATAGCTAATCCAGCAGCACTATTGCCTCTATTGCCAGCAGTACCCATGTACTCTCTATTAAGCTTTCTTTCTTGCTCTACTTGCATACCTTGATAATACTCTTGCATCCATGGAGGTTCTTCACCCTCCATAGCACCACTATACATTTCTCGTTGTTGATCTCGAATACCTTGATAGTCATCATACTCATCAATGTAAGAGACTTCCAATCCAGGCATACCTTCTTGTTGACTTGCATTGTACATACTTGCACCTGCTCCAACCACTGCTGCCCCTCCGATTGCCCAAGCTACCATTGTCATTTTGAACCTCCTATTTTTAAAGTGTTCTCTTCTATAAGACACACAGCTGGATCGTCATATGTCTTTGCTATAATATAGTCTTCTATCTTTTCTAAATCTGTCTCATCTGTGACATGCGTTGTAATCCAGACAGTATCTTCATGCACGTATATAATCCTTTTAGTTCCTGGCTCAGTTATGCCAGCGTAAGGTGCCTTTATTCTCTTAGCCCCTGCTTCCGTTAGAACAGAACACTCTCCACTCATAACAAAGTAAGGATGTCTGAACTTGTGTATCTTGCTTGTTAAAAGAGTTCCTTTAGGCATAAATATCTCTCTGACATACGCACCATCTACAAACTTATGCTTCAACGGTAAGAATGTCTCATCATTTTCATGTCCTTCTAAAGCTCCAGGCACTTTCTTAAGTTGTTCCTCGAAGGCCATTATCTTCTTACGGAAGTCTTTTATCCCAGTAACAAAGAAGCCATTTATCTCTCTTTCAATCAATTCTTGCATGTTTCTCCTTATGTTAGTGCCACATAGCCAAGGTTTCCCTTGCCTGTTGTTACATATAATCTCTTAGTTCCTGATCCATTATCATATATAGCTATTTCCCCAGGACTCAATGTGCTTGTTGTTGGTACAACATCAGTATTCTTAATCGATGCTGCATTATTAAACAATGTTTCCAGCATGTTCCTAAGAATAGCTACTTGTGTCTCATCAAACTTAGTAATGTCTCCAGGCTTGCTTATTGTCATAAGATCATCGGTGCCTCTGAGTATACTCCTTTAAGTTCACTTAATCTAAAAGGAAATAAGTCATTTTTAGCTATAGAGAAGTTAATTTCTTCTCCCCTTGCTGTGTCATGAAAAAAGCTCTCCCAACGCTCTGGATGAGAAGCCAACGATACTTCAAATGAATCATCTGATATGTTGGTCTCCCATGAGAAAGTAAAAGATCCTTGAGTTCCTTCATGTACTGTTCCTATTTTCTTGAAGAATTTATCTTGCATAGGAGAATCAAAATTCCTAAAGCCAAACTCGTACAAATGATTAACTGAAGTTTCTGCATTTGTAGCCCCTTTTTCATAAGTATACCTAACTACGAAAGCATTAGTAAAGTAAACTTTTGGATTATCGTTCTTAGTATCATCGGCAGTAAACTCAATCTTATATTGTATCCATACGTTTGCTGTTGAAGCAATCTCTGAACCATTAGGATCAGATAAAGCTGAGCTCCAACTTGCTGCTTCACAGGCAGTCTTAGTAGCTCCTGTTCTAGTATGTATAAGGATATTGTCTGTTGCTGTTGCCGTAATAGATTCATTCCAGTACACCTTGTTTAGACTCTCTGCATCAATCTGTTGAGATGGAGATGTCCATGAACCTGATGTATATTTATTTTCAATACCTGTATTATAGTCCTTCATCTTACCTAATAACTTTCTAAATATTCTAAATGTTCTTGATGGTGGAATTGTAGCTGATACAGACTCTGATGTATCCCATGTAATAGGATGAGTATGATGACCTTGACATTGGGCATGATATCCACCATTACCATAACGATTAACATCAACTCCTGTTGTAGTAACTGCTGTTGTATGAGTATGAGCTGCATTAGCTGCTGCTCCAGTACCTGGAGTGTCTGTCCCAATCTTAATATATTTACCTGTATAAGTAGAAGTCTTATCTGTCCAGCCTGTCCCTGGAGTTCCAGCTCCATCATATAAGCAATAGACAAACTTCTGTGCCCCATCCCAAGTGTCAGACTCACCGATCTTTTTAATAACTCTGAATTCTGCATAAGCTACTTCCCAGTCATCTTGTACAGTAGAATTAGTTGTATCTGAAAAAGCATGGTAGTGATCTGATCTTGGACAATCTGTACCACCATCTGACTCTCCACCACCTGAAGTTGAAGCATCTGTATCGCCACTAAAGTCATGAGAATGAGATGTTGAAGCAGTTTCATTCAAGACAGAAGAGCCCATCTGTATATAGTATCCATCACTGTTCCCAACGGCTGCTGTCAACACTTGCCACCCAGTAGGTGCCGTTGGCTGATCCCACATAACAATAGCACCATCAGGAAACTCTGTGTCAGAATTAGAATCAGACTTAAAAGCTCTTAATTTTATATGTCTTGGTCCTATTGAAGTAGAATCATCGGTATCAAAAGCAGTAATAGGATGAGTATGAGCCCACACAACAGCGTTCTGACTACCATCTCCAGAGTTCACAGCAGATCCTGCATAACTAGGAATAGTACCTGCCATCTCATGCTTATGTCCTGTACCAGCAAATTCAGTTCCAGTTGTAGCATGTATGAGCAAGTATGAACCATCAGAAGAAATCTCTGTCCAACCAGTACCTGGTGTAGTATCTTCCTGGTCCCAGAAGATAACAATGTCATCAGCAATAGCATCTGCCGCAGATGTTTCTCCGATCTCTATATAAGGAGCATTCTCAGTACCACCAACAAACACATCAGAAGATGTGCCAGCGTTGGCTTCTGTCTTAGTCTTTAATCTATATGTATCTTCAGAAGTTTTTTCTTTAACCACATAACCATTCTGAGAATCTCCATAATAAAGCTCTCCAGTTTCATCATCACCTGTCTTAGCAGCAAAGCAATTAGCTCCAGCTACCGTAGTAGATGTCCATAAGTCATAGGATAAGGCTTGTCTTTTAAAGTTATACCTCATGATTCTATTATGATACTGAGCTGCGATAGTATCATCTGTGTAAGCAGCCAAGAATATACCTTCATGCATGAACCCAACGGTATCAGAATAATTAGATGGAAGTATTGATCCTGTATCAAACTCATCTATAATAGCTGATACTTGTGATCCATCAAACCTGTACCAATGATCCCATCCTAAGAACACAACACCATAAGGAGTTTGAGTAATAGACCATTGAGCAGGAGAACCTGTAAAAGCAATAGGATCATCAGCATACCAAGAAGTAGGGTCTGCTCCGGATGTTGGAGAAGTAATATGTAACACTCTAATAGTATTCTTCTTAATACAAATCATCATACCTAGCTGAATAGGAATACCCATGATCTCATCATTATCTTCAGGTGATATCTCCATATAATCTAAATTAGCTGTTTGCTGTATGTAATGAGGAAGATACGGATTGCTATAATAAATCTTATTAGGATAATTAGGATCGGCTGTAATAAAGAATCTTTCTCTATGGACCTTAATTATGCTTCCCTTAGGCATATCATCTGTGACAGAAGGATAACCAGCACCCAGCGATCCATCTGCTATATCATCTGAATAAGTTGTAGTCGTATTATCTGCTATTGTAGCAAGAAGCTTTAAAGATGAACCATCACCCTCTGTTCTATAAATCTTTCTATTAGAAGTTCCTACTGGACCCAACGGTATGTTTGTAAGCTCTACTTTCCTAGATGTAGCTGTGGTGATAGTATTACTCACAGCCCCATTGACAACAGCATCGTCATCAAAGGTAACTCCGTAGTAATATTCAGCAGTTGCATCAAGGTTACCACCAGTAGTGCCTAGGGCAGCCTTACAGGCCCCCAGTTCCCATGTTGTGTTAGAAGACGCTCCATCGTATACCCAAATGTTATCGTAGCCGTTAGAGCACATAAGAAGGTCTTTATAAACTTCAAAGTTACATCTCTTTCCATCAGTAAGACCAGCTCTTATTTCAGTAAAAGCTCCTGTTGCATCAGCTCCAACATAAGCCTTAGTACCATGTACAGCTATAAACTTAGTAACACCAGATGATGTATAGTATCTCTCTAATCCCACTACTGCACCACTACCTATGGTAGTAGTGTTAAAATAAGTTACTGGATCTCTCTTGTCAACTGCTCCGGGTTCTTCTTCAAATCTACAGTTCTGAGCAATCTTAACCCACTTATCTTTAAGGTCTAAGTCTTCAACCTGATTATTCATACCAGGGAGAGTCTTTAATACAAATTGTTTTAGTTGTTCTGTGAGCATTATTTCTCCATAGTCTTAGACATTAGTTCTTCGTCTGTTCGTTCTCTTCCTAATTCAATCTTATAATCTTTTATCTTAGCAAAGTATTTGTTCCAGTTATCGTTGGCTTTATCTCCAAACCCACGATCTTCACAACCAGAAGCTACAGCATAATTTACTGCTGCTGGATGTAGTGGTTCGGGTAGCTGAGGGTCTTCTGAATCTGAAGTCAAATCAACATGAGCATTAGAATAATACACTCTCATATAGTTTGCTCCAGCATTATCATCATTAGGTGGAGGATTAACACCTAAAGTGTCTTCTTCTCTGCTCCAATAATATTTCTGAGGAATACTTGTATTTGAGTCATAATTGTATGTAGTATCTCCAGTATCAGTATCAGTAACGCTGTACCCAATGTTGCTCCTCCAACCTGGATAATCTTCATCAAGATCATCTGTTATGACAGGGTCTAACTTGATCCAATCAGTGCCATCCTTCATGAAATACAACTTCTCAACTGAATATAAATTAGCAAAGTAGTCTGAAAGAGTATATTCATTAGACTTAGCTGAGTCATCATTAGATTCACAGCTTATAGATGTAATGTATCCGTTGGCTTTAATACTCTTTGTTCTGAAAGAAATGTCTTTTAGTGCTTCGTTGATGTAGCTATTAAGCTCAGTATCAGACCAGAAAGCTGAACTATTGTCTCCCAATCTCTTCCTAACTCTTGTTCTTATCTCTAATAAATTCATTATATCTCCTATTCTGCTCCAGCTTCAACTTCTGTATATTTCATTCCCCAACCTAGAACTGCTCTTTTCCTTGACTCTAAATCTCTTTTAGTGTTACATATAAACCCACATCTCCCACACCTCACGTATGCTTTATCACTGTATCTAGCATGACCATCATTCAATCCATAGTCAATAGATTTTGAAGTAATTCTCTCACTTCTTTTGTTTGTATACAAATACGTTCCACATTGAGGACACCCTCCAGTAACGATAGGATCATATATATATCTTTGTATGCTTGGGTCTCTAAGGTCTAGAGACAATGCTAGTAATCCAGAAGTAGAAGAAATATTAATATTAACTGCCTGTTCTGATAAAGATAATGCAAACGATCCAGGTTTATTCATAATATTGACATATGAAGTCAATAATGATATTGTCGCTGGAAGTACACTCGGTCCGACTGCATTAGAAATAGCTGAATCTAATAAAGAAATACCTAGTTCCAGAGTACTTGCTGTATATTTACTATTAAAATTTATATTAGGAGTCTCTACAGATATTGCAAGCTCTTGACGTTCTGGAATTGCTCCATGACCCTTATGAAGAATAACATCATACACATCCAAAGACATTACTTGCTCAGAAGGTGTATCTAAATGAGAGAAGTTTGCATTAGGCACTTCTACAGAAAGAGCTAGTTCAACTGTAGAAGAATAAACATTACTAATACTTGTTATGCTTGGTGCCTCTACAGATAGAGTTAGTGTTTGCTCAGAAGGCAAGACAGTCCCAGTCCTAGCAATAGCAGGAGCATAGGAAGCTAGAGATAAAGCAAACGTAGAAGGATCACTATAAATTACTGGAGTTGAAGTCTGTAGCGTTAAAGTTGATGTACTAGCTGCTGGTTCAACAGTAATATTAGTTTCTTCAGTATAACCAATCCCTGAAACATATGAATTGTAGGTACTACTACCATAACGAAAGTTACAAGCATTAGGAGAAACCCACCTATCAGTATACTTATAGAAAGTCCACGTAACATTAGTTAGTCCTGTCCAACCTAGCTCACCAGATAAAAAAGTTTTAGTAGCATGAGAAACTTGAGTACAAGAACTTGCTGTACCAATTTTCTCTATAATCTCTATCTTATCGGTAGCTACCATAGAACTTTCAGGACAAGACCAAGTTGTTGACTGAATTCCTGATGCTGGAGATGAATATACAGAAATAAGTCTACAAACATTAGCTACGCTGGTTCCTACTGAAGTAAAGCTATCATCACTATGCTTTATTCTGACTGAATAAGTTGAGTAATTAAAATAATAAGTAGCCGCTTGAGACATGAACCAATTAAGGTAATCCGTAGAGCTACCCTGTGATGTACTTAGGGTTTCATCATCTCTATAATAAAGAGTTTCTGTTGCCATTATATCCTTATGCCAAAGTAATTATTCCTGCTGCGTTCCATTCAATCGTGAATGTTCCTGAACTAACTGATTGTGCTCCACCAAAGTCTATTGAACAAATTAAGTCATCTCCAGCAGTCTCATCATAGATTACTGCATGATAAGCTGTAAAAGTAGCTGCTGTCCAAGCGGTATCAGTACCATCCCACTTAGTTGTTGCTGCTTCTGTTACTGCTCCACCGGCTAATTCCTTGTCTCCACGAGTGTATCCACCTGTTGTTGCAAGTTCATTTGTAGTTGTATAATTAGTGTCTGTCGCTGTGAACGCATGACTGTTATCATACAAAGCTACAATGATAGTATCTCCTTCTAAATCAACTACTTTGTTGAAAAGATTAGCCTTGAATCTATTGTAAATGCCTGAAGCCATTATAGTTACCTCCGTTTAAGTATTTAATTGCTTGTTTTAAATTATCTATATTATCCATCATTAACCCTAAACCAACATTGCACTTGTGGCATAAGAGTCCTCTTACTTCTTCTGTAAGATGGTCATGATCTACCATTAATTTACAGGTTTTTCCTTTTGCTGTTTTTCTTGTTTCTGTTTTACCGCATATAGCACACACTCCATTCTGAAATTTAAACATTTGTTTATATTGACCTAAAGTTAGAAATCTTCCGTGCTTGATATCATCACCCTTCCAAGAATGCCCTCTTTTAGTATTACCAGTAGAAATTCCCAGTTCTTTTACACGTAAATCAGTCTCTTTTGTTAATCCACGATTCCAAGCTTTATTGCCTCTGTTCTTGCCAAGAGTAGCAATACTAATTCTCTGCTTAGTTTCTTCTGAACATGGTTTTCTATCTAAGTTCTTCATCTGAATACTTTTTTCTGTTCTCCATTTTAGAGTACACCTTTTCTTAGCAGCAATGCTCAGCTTACATCTGTGTTCTTTAGTGAACTTCATTTCGTTGTTTTACCTTGTATCTTCAAGCAGGGAATATGTATCTCCACATCTACCCGGCCATCAGCATGTTTAATTTCTTTACTTGTTGCTTTGAGAATACCTCTCTCATCAAGCTCAACTAGCTTATCTCCAATTTGTATCTTCTGACCCATAGCTATCTCCTATCTTAGTTTCTTTCTATTAGTCCTATATTGTCTCTCATAATGCCTGAGATACTTTAGGAGTTTAGGATGGAATGATGTATCTCCACCCTTTATCTGCTTTAGTAGCACTCTAAGATTTTCTTGCATACCATCGGCTGATTCTAATAAACCTACTCTCAATCTTGACTTATGATTCTTAGGTAAGAACCAATCGAACACCCGGATAGCTACTTTAGCGTAAGCTTCCCCTATCATTCAGCATCCTTGTTCTTAGCTAATAAGAAGTTCATTCCGAACATATTAATAACTTTAAGGATTGAATTAATAATCTTGTTATCTACCTGTGTTGGTGTGATCGCAGCGATAGCTGCACAAGCCGTGATTACGATTGGTACAATCTTAAGTATTAGTTCCATCATTATCTTGCTCCTTTGTTATGATTATATTAGTAATATCTTTCTCCAAATCTATGATTAATTGCTGAACTTTACTAAAGTCAACAAATATTTTTCTGATAGCGTCATGCTGTGCTTGATCCATTTTAACCCTTTCATGTATGTAGCTTAGCAACCCAAGCAGCCAAGGCTCCTATGCAACTACAAGCTCCTACAATAGCAATCCACATATATTTTAAGCTTGCTTGGTGTGTTTTACAGAGTCTATTCCTATCATTCTCAAATAATAAATCTACATCTTTACGATTTTCTTTGTGGTGAAGCTCCTCTGTTACGACAACAGTTGTCAATATTTTAAGCATCTTCTCTTGTCGATGATAGAGTTTACCTAGATCACCATTCATTATCTTCTTCTCCGTCCTGCTCCACGACCTCTGCTAGGCTTATTATCCCCTGCTTTCCCTACGCGAGGTGTTCCCCCACATGAACCTTTTTTAGCCATGATGTCCTCCTATTGTTGTACTTGGTCTGTTAGTAATAAATTAGTTATCCTATCGCCAGCATCTAAATCGGCAACTAAGA